CATAACTTTCTCCACTGTGTATCCTGCACCCAACTGGTTGGTGTAGTTGCCGTCACTGTCAACATCTCTTTCTCTCAAGTGCTGTTTTTCAATGTGGTAAGGATTCTGCATCCTTTCCCTGTCATAATTTAATTCCCTAACGTAACAGGCTATCTTAGGAGCATAGTTCAATGCATTTTCACTGTTGTTCCTTATGATGTTTGCAACCTGACGTGTTGGATCTCCGTACACAACAGGCACTGCCCTTAAACTTATAGAATCATCTTTACCCCTACCTGTTTCAACAGAAAAATTACTCAAGATCCTAATGAATTGAGTGAGAAATTTTCTAACCTGTCCGTCGTAAAAATGTAGCATTAATTGTCAGCCTTTGGTTTGAGTGCATCAGACAATGATTGTCTTTGTTTTGTAGTTAACCCATTGATAGTGGCTTCACTACTGTTATTGACAAAAGATGTTTTGTAGTTTGATCGAGAATCATTGTTTGTTGTAGTAATTCTAACAGAATCTTCAATTTTAATCCATCTGTTACCATCGTATCTAAACAATCTGTTTGGTAAAAAGTCTGTTCTTAAGAAATAATCTCCCTTGTCAACATTAGAAGTTGGAAACGATATTCCAAACCCTGCTGGATTTCCGTTTGGTGCTACCCCGTCACCATCTAGATAGAATCCATAGTGCGAACCTGCCGGTGTATCAATAACTGCATTCACTGACTTATTACCACTTGCTCTTTGGTCTTCTGTGTTGACGTTATCTGTTCTAATATTTCCCCTTTCGTCTATAGGTGCAACGTAAAACTGTTTGTAGTTGAAACCTGATTTTGGAGCATCTGACTCTGCCTGTGCAACCACTTGATCATTGATCGTTTTCTCTCTGTTGAAAGTCGACATGTAACTTGCAACTGAATTTTCTGTTGTAGCGTCGCCTATTATATCCCTAAATTCTTGTGCGTCAACTAAACTTTTCATTTTTAATCTTAACAAGTGTGGCCACCAAGTTGATGAGAATCCTTCCGCGGCTCTATTAACATCTTCTACAACGTAGTATCTTTTAAGTGCAATTGGTATACTTTCATCAAGAGAATAATCTTCTTTCATGTGTGGAAATTCTATGACGTCGCCACTCATTGGTTTTCTGCCAATTCTTTCTACAATATCATTTAGATGCACAGTCAAAAACAGTGTGTCATTCTGTAAGAACATACCAAACTGTGATAGGTTGAAATCGGCATCTTGAACATTGTAAATTCCCCTGACCGTGTATATGTCACCGGCGTATTTCCTGTCTCTGTTTTCTAGAAACAATAGATCCTGTATGGTCCTCTCATTTAGACTGTCACCGGAATACTGAGGCTGTGTGGGAGATGCCGCACCGTCCTTGTTTGTGTCGCCCTGATCGTAGGGGCCTAAGTATTTGTGGAAGTGTAGGTCAGTGCCTCCCACCTGAAACATCTCTTTGATGTTACGATCGAAGAATTTGTAGTCATTGCCCTTTTCAGGCTTAAAAATGGATAATCTTGGCATATCACACATATTTATTGCACAGGCAACGGCTATAAATATGTGTATGTCAGAACTACAAACAGGTCAACAAGAGATATTCGATTACATCAAAAACAATCTCGGCGACGGGATGATTGATGTAGAATTAGACCCAAAACACTACCAAACGGCCCTGGAAAGAGCAGTTAATAAATTTAGACAGAGGTCATCAAATGCTGTTGAAGAATCGTATGCGTTCCTGGAATTGAAGAAAAATCAAAACTCATATATTTTACCAGATGAGATAATCAATGTTAGAAATCTTAACAGAAGAACTGTAGGTTCAAGAACAGAAGGCGGCGAAGGTGGTACTTTATTCGAACCATTCAACCTAGCATACACTAATACGTATCTGCTGAGAGCAGGGGCAACAGGTGGTCTAGCAACTTATTACGCTTTTGCATCATATCAAGAATTAGTGGGTAAAATGTTTGGTAGTTTTATACAGTTTCATTTTGATGTTGCTACTAAAAAATTAACGATAACACAAAGACCCAGAGCAGACGACGAGACAGTGCTAATGCACACCGACAACTTTAGGCCTGACATTACATTATTCAAGGACATATACTCCAAACCATGGATAAGAGATTATGCACTTGCAGTATCTAAACTTATGTTAGGTGAAGCAAGAGGCAAGTTCAATACTATTGCAGGACCACAAGGTGGGACCACACTTAATGGCGATGCCTTAAAAAGCGAAGGCCAAGCAGAAATGGAAAGACTAGAAGCGGACATAGGAAACTTCCAAGAAGGTGGAACTCCACACAGTTTTGTTATTGGTTAATTGACCCGAAACTCTATTTAAATACCCTGCAATGAAAGATTCCAATTACAAGAACTATTCTGACCTGACACTTGACGAATTGGAACAACTGGTAAAGGACTTAGAATTAATGAGTATAAAGGCACTGAAACAAAAGAAAAAAAGTCTAAGAATTACCATGTTAAAATCTGTCAAAGAAGCAATCAAAGAGATTGAAAAACGTCTAAAAAAATAGTATAATAAACCTTATGCTGATAGGTGTAGTAGGTTTGATAGGTTCTGGAAAAGGCACTGTCTCTGACAGGCTTGTAAAAAAACACGGATATAACAAAGATAGTTTTGCTAAAAGTCTCAAGGATGCTGTGGCATCGATGTTTAATTGGAACAGGGATCTTCTCGAGGGCGACACTGAATCGAGTAGAAAATGGAGAGAACAACCAGACGAATTTTGGAGTAAGAAATTTGGGAAACCCACAACTCCGAGATGGGTGTTACAGTACTTTGGCACAGAAGTGATGCGTGGTCAAATGTACGATGGAATATGGGTAGACAGTTGCATTGGTCGATACCATGGACAAAATACTGTTATAGCAGACACACGATTCCCTAATGAAGTTAAACAGATCAGGGCTCACGGTGGCAAAATAATACTAGTTAAAAGAGGGCTAGATCCTGATTGGTTCGTTGATTACACGGAAGGCAACATCGAACCCAAGGGCATACATACTTCTGAATACGCCTGGGCAAAAGAAGAGTTTGATTTTATCATAGAAAACAATGGTGACAAAGCAGAATTATATGCAAAAATTGACGACCTAATCGTCAGCAACAAGATCACCGATCCGCCATCCAAGCCTTCGAGTGCTAGTCAGCCTTTGGCAATTGGCGCAAACAGTTTTTAAATTATTTGTTGAGGTATTTCTCAAGTCACCGTCCACAAACAAGATATCAAGTTGTGCTTTGTCCTGGGCCTTAAATCCACACAGTTCACATTTCTTTTTTTTGGTGTAACCTGATCTATCCAATGCAGTGATGCCTCCTGTTTTCTTACCGGACTTTTTTCTGATACACGTATCACATCGGCTCCGCCAATAAACCTTGCCATAACGCCTGTAGGCATACGCCCTAGGTTTTGATTTACACTCCTTGCACAGCGGTCTATCATTATATTGCATGTTTGTATTTACGTGCCCTATATAGGCACCAAGAAAATGGTAAATTTTGTCGTAAAAACCATACGATTGAATAAATAACTCTAGTATATACGTAACACTTGCAAGGAGAATACGAAAAATGGCTTTAACATCACCAGGAGTAGAAGTTTCAGTAATAAACGAGAGTTTCTACGTACCATCAGATGCGGGTACTACACCACTATTCATAGTAGCATCATCACAAGACAAGAAAAATGGTGCAGGAGACGGCACAGCGGAAGGAACACAAACTGCTAACGCCAACACTGCATATTTGATCTCGTCACAAAGAGAATTAACAGAGACTTTCGGAGATCCGAAATTTTACACAGACGCTTCAGGCAACTCATTGAATGGCTATGAGTTGAACGAATACGGCTTACAAGCGGCTTACTCTTTCTTAGGAGTTGCCAACAGAGCATTCGTACTAAGAGCTAACGTGAACACAGGAGAATTAGTTGGAAGTGCCGCGGCACCAACAGCAGATCCAACAGATGGCACATACTGGTTTGACCTTGCATCAAGCACTTATGGATTATTTGAGTGGTCACAAACTAATCAAACATTCACAACAATTATTCCAACACTTATCACATCAACAAGTGATCTAGTTGGCGGTGTTTCAACTGGTGCACCAAAAACTTCAATTGGTGTAATTGGCGACTATGCAATCAACACAACACATGTTACAAACAAGATCTACAAGAGGACAGCAAGTAACACTTGGGTACATATTGGCTCTCAGGCTTGGCACACATCTTTACCTATATTCACAGTTGCTTCAGGAACAACAGTAACAAGCGGTCATAAGATATCAATCAATGGTGTTGAGATCGCAACAAGTTCGACTACTTTGGCAAACGTTGCTTCTCAGATCGGATCTAATGTTACTAACGTAACAGCAAGTGTAAACTCAACAACGGGTAACTTAGAAATATTCCACAACGGTCTAGCACTAGGTGACTCAACAGCGGGTACTAACACAATCAGAATCGAAGCAGTTTCAGGTACACTTTTAGCAGACTTAGGAATCACTGCTGGAACTTACAACGGTCCACAACTTTTACAAGCGGCACACACTAGCAGACCAACTTGGAAAACTGCAGACGAGAACAGACCAAATGGTTCAGTTTGGTTCAAGACTACTTCTGCAAACGCAGGTGCGGCTTTAGTTGCTAAACTTTACAGCACTGCAAGTGCAAGTTTCTCAACAGTGTCTAGTCCATTGCATTCTAATCATAATCAAGCGATCTTTAATTTGGATCCAGCGAACGGTGGTACAGGCTTATCAGCAGGTAATCTTTATGCACAATATAACGTAACAGAAGAGTCAATAACGGCGGCTGATGCGAATGACACAACTCCAAATTTAGCAGACTTCCAATTCTTCAGATACGAAGGTGGTGCTACTACAATCACTAGTAACACGACTGCACCAAGTTTCACAAGTTCAGAGACATTCAGTATACAAGAATCAGTCAAGAACCAAGAAGCATTAAATTCTGCAGTAACAGTAACATTAAGTGGTACTGGCGCTGATGATTTTATTGCGGCAGTGAACGGCGCAGGATTAACAAACGTATCTGCAAGTAAATTAACCACAGGTGCAATTACCATGACACACAAACTGGGCGGTGAGTTCAGAATGGTTGACACGTCAGGAACACCTTTAGCAGATGCAGGTTTCAGTCAAACTACGGCACATGCATACGGAACATTCACAAAGCTCAGCTCAACGTTGCTAGACAACTTGTATGATATTCCAACTGGTGACGCAATCGACTCTGCGGCAAACACAGGTATCTTAGCAAGTAACTGGAAAAGATTAAGTTACACTGCTTCTATAAGTGCGCCAACAAATGAACCAGCAGACGGAACATTGTGGTACCACACTGCGACAGACGAAGCAGACATCATGGCACACAATGGAACTACTTTCGTTGGCTATCTTACAGCATACTCAACTACAGATCCAAATGGACCACAGTTTAGTGCAACAGCACCGACTACACAGTCAGATGGCACTGCACTTGTAACTAATGACTTATGGATTGACACAAGTGATGTTGAGAACTATCCGTTACTTTACAAGTACAACACAGCGGCGACACTGACTTCAACAAACACGGCGAACCAAGTAGCAGTGACTACATCAGGTGCGGCATGGGAAATAGTTGACAAAGCAGACCAAACCACAGAAGACGGAATTGTTTTCGCAGATGCTAGATTACACACAGACGCTGACAAGACAGATTCATTGTCAACAGGCGGTGCTGGAACTTCTAGTAGCATTAAAGATTTATTGAGCGATGGCTTCTTGGATCCGGATGCTCCAGATCCAACTCTTTTCCCACAGGGTATCATGCTTTGGAACACAAGAAGAAGTGGATACAATGTTAAGGAATACAGAAACAGTTATATCACAACTACGAAATATCCTGGAAGCGGATCGTCAGGTTTAGGTAACATCAGACAAAGTAATGAGTCTGTTGCAACTTACTTCCCAGACAGATGGGTGACTAAATCAAGCAACAACGCAGACGGTTCTGGCTCTTTTGGTAGAAAAGCACAGAGAAAAGTAGTCGTTGAACAACTTAAATCAGAGATCGACACTAACCAAGCAATCAGAGAAGACCAAAGAGGTTTCAACGTGATTGCTGTACCTGGTTATCCAGAGTTGATCGCAAACATGATTAACTTAAACACAGACAGAAACGAAACAGCGTTTGTAATAGGTGATACACCTTTAAGATTAGAAGGTACATCAACTAACATACAAAACTGGGCAAACAACACCGCGGGTGCATTAGACAACGGTGAGGATGGTTTGGTCAGTGCAAGTGATTACTTGGGTCTGTTTTATCCATCTGGTCAAACAACGGACAACACAGGTAAAACGATTGTAGTTCCACCATCACACATGATGATGAGAACACTAGCAAACAACGATAACATCGCATTCCCATGGTTCGCACCATCAGGAACTAGAAGAGGTGTCGTTGACAACGCGACTGCAGTCGGTTACATTGACACAGCGTCTGGAGAGTTTGAAACAATATCTGTTACGGAGTCAGTGAGAGATTCAATGCACGAAGTTAAGGTAAATCCAATTACTTTCTTCGCAGGAGCAGGGATTGTGAACTTCGGTAACTTGACAAAAACAAGTGCAAGTTCAGCCTTGGACAGAATAAACGTTGCAAGATTGGCAGTGTTTCTAAGAAACCAATTAGATAATATTGCTAAACCGTTTATCTTTGAACCAAACGATGAATTAACAAGAAATGAAATCAAACAAGCAGTTGAATCATTCTTGTTAGAACTTGTTGGACAAAGAGCATTATTTGACTTCCTAGTAGTGTGTGACGAGACAAACAACACATCTACAAGAATAGACAGAAATGAACTGTATGTGGATATAGCGATTGAACCGATCAAATCAGTTGAATTCATTTACATACCATTGAGAATAAAAAACACAGGAGAAATTGCAAAGTTAGGGAACTAATTTTGAATAAATAGGAGAAACAGATGGCAATATCAACTTTATCAAAATTTACAGTACCTTTAAGCAACGATCAAAGTTCAGCATCACAAGGTTTATTGATGCCAAAACTACAGTATCGTTTCAGAGCAATACTTGAAAATTTTGGAGTATCAACACCAAGATCAGAACTAACAAAACAAGTTATTGATATCACAAGACCTAACTTGACTTTTGACAATGTAACACTAGATGTTTACAACTCAAAAGTTTATGTTGCTGGTAAACACACTTGGGATCCAATCACAATCAACCTTAGGGATGATGTTAACAACTCAGTTACTAAACTGGTTGGTGAACAAATCCAGAAACAGTTTGACTTCTTTGAACAGAGTTCAGCGGCATCCGGTATTGATTACAAATTCACTGCTAGAATCGAAATGTTAGACGGTGGTAACGGTGCAAGTACACCAAATGTGTTAGAAACATTTGAGTTGTATGGTGCATACGTTGAGAACGTGAACTACAACACGTTAGCATACGCAACATCAGACCCAGCAACAATCACAATGTCAATAAGATACGACAACGCAATCCAAACTCCAACAGGAACAGGAATTGGAACAGCGGTATCTAGAACGATCGGTACATTAAGTACGGGTGGTGGACAATAGTACACAAGTTTAAGTTAGCAATTATAAAGTGAAAAAAGCGTCTTTATAGGCGCTTTTTTTGTGACTATAAATAACAGTATGCCAAGCATAAACAACTTCTTAAAAGGTTTCCAAAACGGATTACCAGGTATGAAAGATTACCAACACGCATCTAGATTGTACATAGACGACAATTTCAAGTTGATGCCAAAACAGAAGTTCCTGTTCCATGTTGTATTCAACACAGACGAGACTTTATTCCAGAACGGTTTTAATAGCAACGAAAGATACGAATTAAACATGTTGGTCAAACAGGCCGACCTTCCAAAATACGGAATGAATCTAGAAGAAAAAATTCAATACAACAAAAAAATGTATGCCGCAACGAGAATTCAATACGAACCAGTGAATATAACATTCCACGATGATCATGCAGACACAGTGAACGCCTTTTGGAAAAAATATTATGAATACAACATAGCCGATTCGATAGGTATGAACAGTGACCTAACAATTACAAACACTAAAGATGATTACTATGATTTTGGTGACAAAAGAATAACAACAAAATTTGGTTTAGACACACCCAAACAAACAAAGAAGCCTTACCTAAAAGGCATTGAAATTTTTGTCCTACATAAAAAGAGGTTCACATCGATGACTCTAGTGAATCCTGTTATTGGTTCATTCTCCCACGACAATCTAGATCAAGCAGACGGAGGCGGTGTGATGAATAACGTCATGCAAATATTTTATGAAACAGTGATTTACAAATCAGGCATAGTAAACAAAAACAATGTGCCAGGGTTTGCAACAATACATTATGATAATTCACCTAGTCCGTTGACTGTGCTGGGCGGAGGTACAAATTCTATATTTGGACCTGGAGGTATTGTGGATGGTGTAGGTTCTGTTATCAGAAATGTGCAGACAGGAAACATACTGGGTGCTATACTAACAGCATCAAACACATACAATAATGCTAAAAAAATCAAAAAATCAGATGTAAAAGAAGAACTGAAAGGCATAGCCAAGGATGGTGTCTTAGAAGTAGGCAAACAGGCCGGGAGCATAACTAATCCGATAGCACAGTTTTCAGTAGGAGCGGCGGCAATAATCGGAGCATCTGCAATAGCATCTGCTAGAGGCACTTCCGATAACAAAAATCAATCAAATAACACAGTGATCACAAATCCAACAGTGGACACAATAAACTATCTGGGACCTGACGAAGTATACAATCTGGTTACAAACAACAATTCTGTTAGAGATGAAATTGCGGCCGGTATATATTATAAGGATATAGGCTCTAGAAAAGGTATTACTATTGCAGAATCTAACATCGAGTACGAAGCATCATCAGATAATATAAAAAATGTCTATACTTCCAAAGTAATAACCGACATTAGAAAGTTAGTGTTAGAAGGATTTATAAAAATATCCAGAACAACACAAGATGTTGAGATAGCAGTAGAGAAAGTTTTAATCTAATGACAGAATTTTATACAAATTTACCACCAAAAGATCAATCCAGTTTAGATGAAACAATTGAAAAATTAACCACAACACCCTATCAAACAAATTATGAATTCAACGTTGGAGACTATGATAGCACCATTGCATTTTTTGTAAAACGTAATTTTTCAAGGCCGGCGGCGGAGTCCACAGCGTATGCGATACTGTCACAGGCCAAGATCGATAACATTAAGCCACAACAGATTTTAGACCAACTATCATATGCATCACCGGCTATTTTATCCGAATTAATAACTATCATACTGAACGCCAACAGATACAAATCAAGCAGATTGGGTGTAAGAAAAACATTGGCAGTAAAAGACACTGTATCTCGAAACATAATAGACTAATGTTACCTAGATTTGCAAGGGGCAAATTTTCTCCCAAAAACCAAGAGAAGTATGTGGGTACAAAAACACCAACGTACAGATCAAGTTGGGAACATTCGTTCATGCGATTGTGTGACGAGCACCCTAATGTGTATCAGTGGGCAAGCGAGTCGATAAGAATTCCATACAGACATCCGTTCACAGGCAAGTACACTGTGTATGTTCCTGATTTCTTTATAGTATATCAAGACAAGCAAGGCCGAAAACATGCTGAAATGGTGGAAGTTAAACCAATGAGTCAAACCTCCATGGAGGCCGCAGGAAAAAGTATTGCTAAAAAAAAACAAGTAGTAGTTAATATGGCCAAATGGGAAGCCGCTAACGCCTATGCAAAACAAAGAAGAATAAAATTCCGAGTGGTTTCAGAAGAACAATTATTTCACAACGGCAAACGTAAGTAGTTTTGATGTATTCATTAGACACCCTAGAAGTGATTGACTTTGAATTGAGCAGTCATTGTAACTCAAAATGTCCACAATGTCCACGATACGACATGCTTGGCAACGTGCATAAAGATTTAAAACTGGCACATTTGACTTATAATATAATGGAAAAATTACCCATTACAAAAATGAAGAATTTAAAACGTATAACTTTTCGTGGTAATTTTGGTGATCCCTTAATGAATCCCGAATTAGACAGTATTATAGATTTATTCAAAAAACAACAGTTGCACATCAGCACCAATGCTTCACTCAGAGATGTTAAATGGTGGAGTAAATTAGGTTCAAAAAAAAATATCGAGGTAGTTTTTTGTATAGACGGCTCGGACACTACACACAAATTGTATAGAAGAAATACATCCTATAAAAAAATAATGGCCAATGCTGAAGCATTTATTTCTGCAGGAGGCAAAGCAATTTGGCAATTTATAGTTTTTAAACATAACGAACATGAAATCCAACAAGCAGAAAAATTATCAAAAGAAATGGGGTTCAAGAAAATTAAATTTATGTATTCAGAGCGTTTCGATGTAGACAGTAAATTCAAAGTCTACGAAAATAGCAAATACCTTTATGATTTAGAAAAAAGTACAAATCAAATTTTATTAAGGGAAAAACTTGGATCCAAGCAAGACGAAAAGTATTGGAAGGAATTAAATCAAAACAAAAGTGAGGTTAGTTGTGTATGGAGCAAAGCAAAAGAAATTTATATACACAGTGACGGCACTGTCTATCCATGCTGTATGATAGGTAACATACAGGCAGGTAGGAATATTGAAAAGTTATTGTTCAATAAAATTGTAAAAGATTCCACAAAAATAAACCTTAAGAATAACAGTTTTGCAGACATACTAGAATCTCAAGTTTTTAAAAAAATATTTCCAGAAAGTTTAAAAGGTAATCCGTTTACACATCCTATTTGTATAGAATGGTGCAACAAGGCCACAGGTAAAATTGCAAACAGTGATTTAAATACTGTAAATACGTAATATGACAAAGAAATTAGAAGACATTCTTAATTTACCAAATGTAAAAGAAGCATTCAAAGAGGTAGATAAAAAAGAAAAAGATAAAAAAATTAAAGAGACAAACGGCAACCCTTCGACAAAAAACTTAGATCCTCAGACACAGAAAAATCTGCAGAAAAGTTATGCAGAATTTGACAAGGTAGCGGCCGCTCTTCCACAGGTAAAAGGTCTGGGAGAATTATCAGATCTTGAATTAGACAAATTAGCCATTGAAGCCGAAGAAAGTTACAAGAATTTAATGGATCTAGGCATGAACGTTGACTCACGTTATTCAGGACGTATTTTTGAAGTTGCGGGTAATTTCCTAAGGAACGCCATAGACGCAAAAAGCGGCAAGATCGACAAGAAACTTAAAATGATTGAATTACAACTTAAAAAGCAGAAGTTAGATCAAGGTAATAAAGATGGTGGTCCTGTGGAGGAAAGTGACGGGTTCGTAATATCCGATCGTAACGAGTTAATGAAAAAATTGCTGAAAAAAGACTAATGTCGTTACCAAAAAATTTCTGCACGGCACCTTTTATACAGTTACAAACATCGAAGAATAATTCCTGTGGTCCTTGTCCTTACACCCCCAACATGTGGAACGTGCCTGGCAACATATCTGACCAATGGAAATCAAAAGAGATAAATGACCTTAGAGAAAGTTTTTTACAGGATAAGAAAGATCCTCAGTGTAAAAGATGTTGGGAAGAAGAAAGTGCCGGCAAACAGAGTCTACGTTTACGCCTTTTAGAGTTCAAAGGCAGTGCCAATGTAAAGAAAATATTTGAAAAATATATAGAAAAAAAACAATACGAAAACTATCCAAAGATACTTACTATTATTCCAGGCAATGAATGCAATCTAGCCTGTGCCACTTGCTTTGGTCATTTCTCTAGTAAATGGAATAGTTTGGTTGCCAATGGAGAATATACCTCACATAAAAAATTTACTAATTGGAATCTTACAAGTGACCAATATCAAAACATTGTGGACAATTCTGACAAACTGCAAAGAATACAACTCTTTGGTGGTGAACCGTTTTTGAACAAACAAAATGCAAAATTATTGATAGATAAATTAATACAAAAAGGCACTGCTAAAAATATTACACTGTACTTCAATACTAACGGAACAATTTTTGATGGTGAATACATGAAGCGTTTGACTGATACTTTCAAATTTATAGAAATTAGACAGTCTATAGACGGGCTGTTTGAACAATTTGAATATTTAAGATATGGTGCTAAATTCGATAGTGTGTGTAAAAATGCTGAAAAGTTTAGAGCATTACCAAATACAGACTTTGAGATCATTTCCACAGTATCAAACTTTACTATTTTTTCCTTAAATGACATAAACAATTTTTTTGAACAAAAAGGCTGGCCAGTTTACTTCAATTTAGCACACGCACCAAGTAACTACGATGCATATAATATACCAGAAGAAGTAAAAAAACATCTTAAATTAAACAAAAAATTCAGCGATATTGATGATTATGTCAAAAACAACAGATGTGATGAAAATGCATGGAAACGGTTTGTGAGCTATACACAAGAATTAGATCATAACCGTGGTTTATCCTTCAAAAACACATTTCCGGTGCTGTACGATCTAGTCAAAAAATATGGCTATGAATAATAAAGAAAGGCTAAATATTGCATATGAGCACATTTAAAGACTACCTAACAGAAGCAGTAAAGTCATATGACTACAAAATAAAGATCGCTGGTGCATCTAAAGACATCGACAAG